CGTTCAACTCCGATTCGAGTTGTGTGTAACAACACGTTGTCTTGGTCTCTCGGTCAGCATTCTGAAGTCCAGACTACTCAGAATCATCGTCGACCATTTGATGCAGAAGCTATGAAAGAAGCTATTGGTATTGCTCGAGAGAAGTTCTCGACCTATCAAGAAGCTGCTGAACTTCTATCCAAGAAGCGCTACAACGTTGTTAGTCTCGAAGAGTATTTTGGAAAGGTGTTTCCAGGTTACTCTAAGAAAGATGAAGCTGCCAACGATGGCAAAGTGAAGCTGTCTCGAGCTGCTGAACGCGCTCTTGATGTTATCGAAACTCAGCCTGGTGCTGAATTTGGTAAAGGTACATGGTGGCAAGCGCTGAATGCTGTTACCTACATGGCTGATCATGAGCTTGGTCGTGATACTGATTCACGTCTTCGCTCTGCTTGGTTTGGTATCAATAAGGATCGTAAGAACGTGGCTCTGCAGACTGCAATCGAGTATGCGGAGGCAGCATAATGAGTGCTTACATGTACAAAGTAACCGGCAAGACTAAAACTCTTGCCAATGGTACCAAGGCGAACATTGCGGTGTTCGCCTACAAGCCTTACGTCGAGAGAATTTTGGATAATGGTGAAGGCCGTAAATTAAATAACAAACTATATTATCAAACTGGTTGTTATCGTGCTGACTGCTACGTGAGAGATAAAAAACCAACATTTACTGGTTATGCAGTACTCGGCGAGGATGGTGAAGAAGCTGTCCCTGTGCACAGAGGTTCGTTTACAGATTATTGGTTTGATGATATGATAGAAGCTGGTAAAGGTATAACAAGTGAATAACATTTTTAATAATTTGATTCTTACTGATTGTGATGGTGTGCTCCTTAACTGGGAGTACGCATTTGATGTTTGGATGAGTGATAAAGGATACACGTCTTCAAACAACATGGTTTATTCAACTTCATTGAGATATGATATATCATATGAAGAAGCAAAAGAACTAACTCGGTTTTTCAATGAATCAGCTTCAATAGGATTTATTCCTCCTCTACGAGATGCTGTACACTACATTAGAAAGATGCATGAGGAGCTTGGATACGTATTTGGTGTTATAACATCATTGAGTACTAATCCCTATGCTGTTGAGTTGAGACGACGAAACCTAGAAAAGCTGTTTGGAACTGCTATAGCATTTCTTCAGTGTCTTGAAATTGGAGCTGATAAGGATGAAGCCCTGGCTCGTTACAAAGATACAGGTGTTATTTGGGTTGAAGACAAAGTAGAAAACGCAGAAGTCGGATACAAACTTGGTTTGCGTTCAATACTCATGGAACATGGTCATAATATGAATCATGATAACCCTGATATACCTATCGTGAAAAACTGGAAAGACATTTACGAAATGCTCTCGTAGCTCAGTGGATTAGAGCAACGGTCTTCTAAACCGTAGGTCGGAGGTTCGAATCCTCCCGGGAGTACCAAATCTTTATTGTATAGACGTATAGAGTATGATAACTGTTAGTGGTGGGGGTCGATGCCACTCTTTATTAAATAAATAGAAGTATTCGATGACGTAAGAGATAGGAAGTTTGGACTGGGGTTCAAATCCCCACAGCTCCACCAAAAGCACATCGTTGATCTAGAAGTGGCACAGGCGACGATAAGACTAATATCCCTTGAATTCGAGGGTACATGGGTAAGAATCCCATACGGTGTGCTTTTGATGGGGCTGATTAGGATTCGACAGACAACTGAAGGCTTATTGAGAATCGTCAAAGCTGAAGACGTTAGGGTTGGGAGCTCCCAGCCGGAGAAGCAACTTAAAATAAACGCAAACGATGACGTTTATGATTATGCACTAGCTGCATAACGGGGTCCGAGGGAGCCTTGTTACCCAACTCCCTCACTTTTTTTCATCAAGTGTATTATCTGTCCTCCAGCATCCCACTTATCCCATATTATCCGTTTTGGATCGTCGTGATGGCTCTTATGAAAACATTCCCCTCCACTTACCAATCCCAATATGAAATCATTATGCGGTTTGTTGTCTCTGTGCGAAAGAGACAAAGAGAAACCAATGCACACCTTGGCTATGAAGGATGGAGCTAACCAGGCATAAACTACAGCAAAAGGATCTATAACATAAAGAACAGCAATCCAAACCAATAGTAGATGCCAATAATACCTGTGCTGAAACTTATACGCTGGGTCTCTCAACATATCGACAACATATTTTGGATTCTTTGGCCCCAACGGCGTCAAAAAATGACAATAGAACCAGCCTTTGTATTTTGGAGAATGGGGATCCTTTTCTGTGTCTGTATAACGATGATGCTCACGGTGCTGCGCAGCCCAGGATATTATAGAACCGTATGTAACAATGTGACCAAAGAAAATACATATCCATTTAAACAGCCAATTGGTTGCAACTATATTGTGTGTTGCTATTCTGTGATATCCAACTGTACTTCCAAGAGTTGTCATTGAATAATACATTAGAAAACATATTGTCCATTCAACGTAACCACCATAAATACTCAATATTATTGAACCAACTAAACTGAATAGAGTGTGAAGTAGAACTGCTACAGAACTTTTTGTAAAAATATATTCATTCATAATATTATTTAGATGCTTTAGCAATTAACATGTTGATTGAATTTTGTTATAAAAACAAAATTACTAAGAGGAGTATCAACAATGTTAGAGGTTGCAGCAGCCATAAGCATGGCAAATGCCGCTTTCAATGGAATTAAAAAAGCAGTAGAAGCCGGTAGAGAAATAGAAGACGTTGCTGGTTACTTTGGTAAATTTTTCGATGCCAAAGATCAAATAACTGAAGCAAGTCAATATAGTAATAATCAACCCATTGTAAAGAAGTTATTTAGTGGTAGTAGCGTCGAAGCACAAGCGCTTGAAGTTACTACTGCTAAATACAAAGCTATCCAGCTCGAAAAAGAACTAAGAGAATTTTTGATATATAGTGGTCAAGGCGCTTTCTACGAGGACATGATGATAGAAAGGCGTAGAATCAGACAGGCCCGCGCAGCAGAAGCAAAACGAAAGGCTGAAAACAAAAAGTTTTGGATCGATGTATTTACTGTAGGCTTGTTGGGTGTAATCACTGTAGCAGTAATAGTATGGTTTGCTGTGTTCTTGTTGAACAACTAACTGTACTATAGTATAATTATCTTCACTGGAGGATAACTATGCGTGAGATTCTAGCTTTTGCTTGGGCTGCAATTTTCAGTATGTGGATATCAGCTGGGAGCTGGCTTTCTTCAGCCAATGTGCCTGTTGAAGAAACAAGAATAGCTCCCAATGCTAATATATTCGTTGGTCCTATTGCTCCTAAAAGAATATTCACACCAGAGGAAAAGGAGTGTCTGGCTCTCAACGTTTATTTTGAAGCCAGAAATCAAACACCGACTGGTCAATTAGCCGTTGCAATGGTTGTACTCAACAGAACGGAAGATCCGTTCTGGCCAGGCAACGTATGCGATGTTGTTAAACAGGGATCGTATATAACCGGTTACGTTGCAAAACACAAATGTCAATTTTCTTGGTATTGTGATGGTCTATCAGATAGACCAAAAGAGTTGTCCACGTGGGCATATTCGCTGGAGATAGCTGAGTCAGCAATTATCTCGTGGTTAGAAAATAATGACATAACCGAAGGTGCTACTAATTACCATTCTGATAATGTTGTCCCTTTATGGTTAAACGACAGAGGAATGACATACTTGAAGGATATCGACAATCATAAATTTTATTTTTGGGAAAGGGAAGAGGTGAAAGTACTATGATAGAGCTAATGAATACACAAACATTTTCGCAGGAAATTGAAAAAATAGTGCAAAGAGGTAGAGGCGTATCATACATGGAGGCCATTGTACATTATTGTGAAAAGAACGACATTGAAATAGAGACAGGCGCAAAGCTAATCAATTCTGTAATTAAAAAAAGACTGGAAGCAGAAGCTTCTGAGCTTAATTGTTTAAAGGACCGGTCTCCTCAGCTACCAATATGACACCAATTCAAAACCACGAGTATTATACTAACGACACAAATCAGTATCTTCTAATACACAAGTGTGGTAATTCATCAATTCGGAATGCATTTCAATATCCAGGCGATGTACCTCACCCACAGCAAGGTAAAGTTAGGTGGACTGTAATCAGAGATCCTATCGAAAGGTTTATATCTGGTTATGTTTATGATCTTGATAATATAGGCTTCTTTGATAATCCCTACAACCTTGAAGAAAGAGTTGAGAAGCATATTCAAGATGCAAACGTATTTGAGGTTTATGAATATGTCAATGGGTTTATGAGATCTACTGGTAAAATATCACACACTATTCCTCAAGTAACTTATATAATGAATCAACCCATTGATTATTATGTCATCATTAAAGACCTTGATGTTTTCTTAGATACTCACGTGGGACACACACACAAAGTAAATGAGTCCAGGGTAAGAGCTGAAGACAAAAAAATAGTAACCAATGTGTTGAAAAAACACAGTCAACGGTTGTATGATATACATCAAATCGATTATTATTATTTCGCTCGTCTAAAAGAACTTGGACGAATTTGGAGATGGCAAAACGGTAAGATTTTTTGATGAATATATATGAAGGTATGAACGCTTACTCAACGTATCTTGCTATTCGAAATCATTTCAAAACAGACTACGACTACTTTAAATACAACGGAAAGATAAAAGTCACGCAAGACTCATTTCTTAAAAGGCGTGATAAGTTTTTCTTTGCCAAGCTACAAAGGCGATATAAGAAAAACGAACTTGTTTACTTTTTCGTTGCTAATTTTATCAACGATGAAAATATGTGGTCAGGCTCTCTTGTTGGAGCTGAGTCAGAAAAAATATACAACGAATGGTTGAAGTATGTAGAGAGTCTAAAATACAACTTTCGACTCGATTGTGAAAAACTGCAAGACGAAATAGAAACAAAAGATCTCAAGTTTGATGATTTATTTAAGATAAATAAGAGTACTCATCCAATCCTTCTTACGAAGTTGTTGGGTGGTCACATATCAATAGAATCATTTTGTATTATTGATATGATACTTGACTTCAGTTCCAAGTGGAACATTGACGACATCATGTACGACAATGTGAAACAAAAAGTGGTCAAGTACAAACCTTTTCTTCATATAGATAAAGACTCGTTCAAGTCTATCATGAGGAAGATATTTGTCTGTTGACTTTATGAAAAGGATAACAGATAATACCTTTGTTGTTATGAATATATTATTTGTTTTTGATATTGGATACTACGTTAATACATTGCACATACGGAGAAAAACATATGTCTAGTTCATTTGCTGACCTTAAAAAGTCTCGTAAAACTTCACTCGAATCACTAATCAGTGAAACAGCCAAACTAAACGGTAACGCAGAGCAAAGTCGTGGTGACGACGATCGCTTTTGGAAGCCTACTGTCGACAAGGCTGGTAATGGTTATGCTGTGATTCGTTTCCTTCCAGCTCCTGCTGGAGAAGATATGCCATTCGTTCGTGTATTCAATCATGGGTTCCAAGGACCCGGTGGTTGGTACATCGAAGATTCTCTTACTACTATTGGTAAGAAGGATCCAGTTTCCGAGCACAATACAATGCTTTGGAACTCTGGTGTTGAATCAAACAAGGACCTTGCGCGTAAACAGAAACGTCGTTTGACGTACATCTCTAACATCTACGTTGTATCTGATCCTTCTGCTCCCGAAAACGAAGGTAAAGTATTCCTTTACAAGTACGGTAAGAAGATCTGGGATATGATCAACGATCAGATGAATCCTCAGTTTCAGGACGAGACTCCTGTTAATCCTTTCGACCTTTGGGAAGGTGCTAACTTCAAACTGAAGATTCGTCAAGTTGAAGGATATCGCAACTACGATAAGTCTGAATTTGAGAGCCCATCTGCGTTGTTGAATGACGATGATGAGTTGGAAAACGTTTGGAAATCTGAAGGGTCTCTTTCTGAGTTTGTTGACCCTAAGAACTTCAAGAGCTACGAAGAACTCGAAGCCAAACTTAACCGAGTACTCGGTCTAAGTAACAGCACTCAGGGCAATCGTGAAGGTATTGCTCAGAACGTAGAAGATTCTGAACCCACTCCTGTGTTAAGGGAAGCACCAGCTCCTAAGATGCAGGCTGTAGAAGAAGATGAAGATGAGGACAGTATGTCGTTCTTTGCTTCTCTAGCAGACGACTAACCCATTAAGGATCTGTCATAATCCTTCGGTGCACCGGCTGGAAGTTGAGCCGGTGCACTTCCACTTCCCCCGCCTTGTACGTTCGTACTATTATCCACACTATTGAAATTATTCACCACCGGTTGAAGTATCGACACTGAAGACGAAGTGGCTATGTTTCTCGATATCTGTGAAACCTCATTCTGACCAACTATTGGATTAACTTGTATTGGTTGCACACCAGTTTCATTTTGATATACTCGAGGAGCTTCAGATCTTCTTTGGGTTTCTCTTTCAGCTTCCATTTGTCTGACCATAACATCAATTGGTCTGTTAAGCAGACTCTGCTCTCTGTTCATAGCCATTCGCATTTGTTCTGAAATGTCTCTCACCTGTTGCAAATATTGTAGCTGTTCCGTAGTGGCAAACACGTGTTGAATTTCAGGATCCATGTTAAGAAAATCATCTATCAATCCAATTTTTTTGTTGAGATTGCTAGAAGCACTCAGCAGAATTGGTCTTTCAATTGTTTGGAGACCGTTTACATCAAATGTTGAGTTAGCAAGATAATTAATTTGCAAATCTTGAGCTGCATCAAAAGCCTGTGACACGTCTGTTTGAAGAGGGCCCATGCCTTTTATTCGTTGCCACAGTGAAAGCCTGTCATAGACACTTCCTTCTCCCTGTTGGGCTGGTCTTGCCTTGAGATCATATCTTGTAAATGATCTTCTAACTTCTTGGCCCGATGGTAAATCTAAATTAGAAGCTGCATCTCGTTGTATGTTGAGCATACTATAGTCTGGAATTTCAGGTCCAACCGGTTGCAGAAGATTATTAATCTGCCCTGCAGTCTCTTCAGCAAAAAGATTCAACTTCTCTCTATCTAATCCAAGATAGTCTGCTATAAAACCAGCTATTGTGAGAGGAATTTTGAATCTGCCAAGGAGTAAACCACCAAGATATCCATAACCAGCACCAGTGGCTCCTTGTTCCAAAAATCCACCTACATCTTCTGCTGCAGGCAACTCAAAGTCAAATTGTTTTTGTATTTCTTCTCCAATCTTATTAGCTGTGCTGATAAAATCTTCTTGTGTTAGTCCCAATCTTTTTAAAATGATTCCAGCCAAAGCTCCTGCAGGTGTTCTTTTGAATATCATACCAACACCAGCACCAGCTATAGCTGGTGCAGTATATTTTTCTAAACTTTCTTCGACAGCGGTAACGGTGCTTTCTGTAAAACCCGCATCCTCCAGCATATTGCCAACATTCTCGCTTAAGAATTTAGCTATTTCATCGCCAAAAGCAGCTCCAATTGCAAATAACGGGCCTCCACGCAGAAGCCTAGAGCCTAGGCCCGCGAGCCCTGCTGACAGGCCTTTGCTGAATCGGTTCGTAAAGTCGGGGCTTCTAAATCTGTCTGAAAGAGATCTGCCTAACGAGGTTCCAGCTTGTTCTGCAGCATTGTCAACATTTACAGTATCAACAGCACCTGAATTTGTTTCTCTTGCTTCTCTGATAGCTTCGATAGTAGCCAATTCAGCATTTTCAGCTCGTATGGCAGCTTGTCTTTCCGACTCTTTAGTAAAATCTAGAGAAGAAACAAGCGTATCAAGAATACGCTCAAGATAGTCGTTGCTCTCTTCGAGTATATAACGAATCTTTTGATTTTCTTGTTGAAATAAATCTGGTGTTAGCATTATTGCTTACGCTTCTCTTCCTGTTCTTTGAGATGGGCTAGTAACATTTGAACGTATATGTCTCTTTCAAAAGGTATCATGTTTTCAAGCTCAGCCAATGAGTATTTATGGTATTGCATCAAACTAAAATTTGTATGATACATGTTTGCCAAACTGTTATGGCTGAGCATTATACGAAAAAATTTTGCATACCCCTCAGCGTAATATGTTCTTCTTTATTACAAACATCACAGGTATACTTTATTTCGTGTTTCAGCGTTGGCAATTTGCTAATAAAATCCATTACCTTTTCAAACTGCTGCTTGCTCATGTTCTCTACAAAGATCAGCTTTTCTTCAAATGTAGCTTCCTCATATACACTTTCATTGTCAAAAACATAATCAATGCAAGCAGCTACAGTAGAAAAAATATTATCAATGTTGGATTTTGACTCAAGAATAAAATTTGTTGTTTTTAATGTAGGGTACTTCATTACTAACCCTACAGACTCGTTTAACATAATTTTGTTATCACGGTCTAAGTTTTCAACTTCTACATCATTAATATCAATCTCGTAGTCAGTAAGATGGTTGCAGTTAGTAGTGTCTTTGTGGCCAACTCGAAGTTTGATAATATTGTCGATGGACTTAGCTCTTAGATTGACAAAGATATATTCAAGATCAATGAAAGGTAGGTCCATCACATCGCCATCATACTTCACACAGTTAGTCAAAATTTGGACCAGAGCATTGTCTATCTCTTCTTTTTTGTTCCCTTCCAGCGCCATAAGCAGTATCTTTTCTTCCTTTACAAGAAAAGGCCTATAGAATACTGTTTTGCCAGAGGAAGGAAGCTCCAGAGAAAACTCCGGAGAGTTTATATTGGGTAACATAATAACCTCGCTTTATTAATTAAAAACCAAGAATAGAATTGATGGTTGATGATCCTTTTATAGTGACTTGCTCTCTTTGGAAACCAGGTATATTGAATATTTCACCAATTCTTGGCAAACCAAAACGATCGAACACATCATCAAGGTTTGGCGTATTAAATTTGAGTCTTGCATTAAACTCATTTACATTTGCACCTTGACCTTGAGACGGTTCATCTACTTCAACGAAATGTTTATATGTGAATTGCACTGTAAGTCTATGAAGTTCCTCACTGCCCCATGTCAGCGGTAAGGAATTTACAATAATTGGATAGGCTTCTGCAAGAGCTAGACCATAAGTTGGCCGGCCTGTCGTATCGTATTGTATGATACCAACAGAAGAAACATAGTCCTTGTAGTAACCCAGGCTCTGATGACGTCTAATATCGTCTTGTCTTGAGTGATTTCCAACAATTGCGCTTTGCCAAGCATGAAAAAATGACTTTTCACCAAGATCAGCACCGCAAAGCATAGTAAACGATACATCAGGATACACAACATCGTAACCTACTTTCGACGTTAAACCATAACCAAAAGATTTGTAGTTTGTCGTTTGTATGGATCTACCAGGAAATTCTGCTGATTCAACTCTAAACCTAAGGCTATTGAATGCTGATCGGCTTCTGTCCGACATTAAAATATTGGAAGGAAGATTTACAACAACGTCAAAATTCGATTGTTTTGAAATCCCTCGTGATGCATCACCAGTAATTTGGCTTCTGAAATCTGAAACGTTAAATGTCATTATCCTGCCTTCCTAAGACTGTCTTGATACACTTTTGATACACTACCAACGAACCTCTGTAATGGTAAAAATAATGCTATGTCCCACTCAACTGAGTCAATTTGCATAAATCTTGACCTAACTTGGTTGTTGAGATAGTGTTTTAAACACGGTTTAAACAATTTAAATCGAGAGGCTTTGGAAAGCATCGAATAATTGATTCTCAACCGTGTACCAGCGTCATATCGACTGTCAGACGCTGTCTCGTACAATGCGTCCATCAGTATTGCACGTTGCTTCAATGGTAGATAATGCATGTTTAGACCAAAAAATCCACCTTCGGCAGGCCCCACAACAAATATCAGTGGAAACGTATCGTAGTAAGGCAACTTATTCTTTGTTTTTGGATCATAATTGAAAAGCAGCATGTTGCCTGGCTCTACGTTACGTGTAAATTTACTCTGATTGCCTTTCATGAGACGGTTGGGGGTGACGTTTATGTCTCTAGCTGCATTGCGATACCAATCACGAGCGTCACGGGTACGAGCTGGAACTTGTCCAGCTTGCATTCCCTTTGTTAAAACTGTATCAAATACGTAAGCTACCATTCACGTATTTATCTATCTTATGTTAAGTTCTTTTTCAGTAATTATTTGAAACTTCCACATTCGGTCTTTGCAGAACTCAGATGCAGCTTTCCATTTTGCTTCGTTTACAAGATAGGTAGTTACTTCGGTGAGATATCTTTTGGTTTTTCTTTTCTGTATTTTTGGAGGTTGAGTTTGGACGAACGGCTTGACTTCGATAAGCGTTGTTTCAATCTTACCAGAAGCAGTCTTTGCTTGTATCACAAAATCAACAAAGTATCTGTGAACTCTGTTATCAATGGGCGACCGGTATGGAATAACAACTTCTTCAGAACCCCAATTGATAATATTGTCGTTTCTATCAAAGTAAACCATGCATTGTCTTTCCCAGGAGCTTCTATAAACAATATTGGTTGGATCGCCTAAATACTTACTAGGGTTTCTAGGCTTATATTTGCCTTTATATGTACTCACAGGATAAAAAATGCCTTTAATAGAATTCGGTAACGGGGATTCAGGTCCTCTCGCCTCATTAGAAGTCGGAACAAAATACACAACGACAACGTTTCCCGAAGACTTGTCGGAGTCTCCGTACTTTATACTATTTAGAGCTAAAAAAGAATACCGTCTGAGCGATTTACAACAAGTACAATTGAATTCTTATGAAAATGAATACGGGACACAATCGGTATTTGCCCCTGGATCAACGGTAAACAACATAATCAACAGAGTCGGAAGTGTAGTCAATAAAGTAGGTGGTTTTTTTGAAACGCTTGAAGGTGCCGGTGTCAAGGTTTCCTTGCCTTCACATTCGTTTGCTTTGCCTATTCCTGCAAACCTTGCTACTTCATACAACGCTCAGTATGATACTCCTTCTTTAGGGCCTCTTGGGGCAGCTGCAAGAAACATTGGAGCTAATTTTGAAGGAGACCGTGGATCAATTTATTCTAGTATAAGAGAAGCATTAGAAAGTTCTGGTGAGCTCAATTCTGAAAACCTGCGTGGTGTTCTCACAAACCTAGGTGTTGCGGTTGCTGGACAAGCAGACGTGAGTGCAATTGCAGGTGCTGCGATTGGAGGTCCTGTAGGGGCGATAATTGGTGCAGCTGCAGGTAATATAGGACAAGGAGCTCTCGCTGGTTTAGGAATTGCAAGAAACCCTCATATAGCTAACGTGTTCACTGGTGTTAATTTTAAAACCCATAGCTTCCAATATAAACTTGTTGCCAAAAGTAAAAAAGAGAGTGATGCAATAAGAGATTTGATTCGAAATTTCAAATACCACATGGCTCCTTCATACGCAGCTAGAGATCATTTGTTTGAATATCCGTCCCAGTTTGAAATTCAATTGCGAGCTGGGGATTATTTGTTTGAGTTTGGTGATTCAATACTGACCGATTTCACGGTAAATTATAATGGTGAAGGAGCTCCATATTTCTTCGAAGAAACAAATGCTCCGTACAGTGTAACTATAGATATGTCGTTTAAAGAAACTTCTATTGTCACTAAGAGAGAAATAAGGCAGGGTAGATAATGGCGTTCTATTTCAGACCTTTTCCTTTAGTCAATTATGATCTAAAGAAAAACAAAAACAACACTGTCCTTACAAATATAATGACTCGCTTCAAGATTGTAGAGTCGTTTCAAAGACAGGAAGCTGTATATTATGAATATTCTGTCAAGGAAGGTGAGCGCGCAGATCAAATAGCATTCAAATACTATGATGATGCATCTCTGGATTGGATTATCTATATTGTAAACAATATTATTGATCCAGAATTCGATTGGCCTCTTGACAGAGTATCGCTCGAGAGCTACATTGCAAAAAAATATGGTAGTGTTAGTACCGCAATGAGTCAAATACACCACTATGAACAAATTGTAACAACACAATCAGTCTTGTTTGATGGTACTATCATACCCGAAGAGACTTATGAAATAGATCTGCAAACGTATAATACTTTAGCTGACGCTGATAGAAAGACTGTAACCTCTTACGAATATGAAATAGAAAAAAACGATAGTAAGCGTCAAATCAAACTTCTATCAAACGATTTTCTGATACCTTTACTAAACCAAGTGGAAACGATTTTTGAATAATGGTATACCATGCTGATCATGACAAACCATATGGTGACGACCTCCAACACAATATAACGCTTGTTGGAGGTAACGGTGCTGCGGTTGATATCACACAATTAGTATTAGAATTCACCATTTACGAGAGTATATTTCGTGGGTTTATGAGTGCGGATTTTGTAATACGAGATGCTACTGGTATTGTTGATTCATTGCCTATTCTTGGCCAAGAACAAATAATAATCAGTTTCACTGGACGTGGCGCTCGTCTTGGACATAGAAGGCAACTTCTTTTTAAACTGTATAAACTCAGCGATCGACGAAAAATAGCTGGTGACGCTCATGTTTACATATTAAAAGCTACCTCGTTTGAGCTGGAAAAGAACGCTGTTCAAAATAGAAGCCCATACTACAAAGACAAATTAGGTTCTGACGTTGTTAGAGACGTGTATGAACAATACATAGCTCCTAATTCAGACAAAGCTATTTTCATTGAACCGACAGAGAATGTTGTTCCTTTTACTGGCACTGGACACAATCCTTTTGAGATAATTCAACACGTTGGTAAACACAGCAGATCTGTAAATTACGGTGAAGGATCTCATTATCTTTTTTATGAAACTAGACAACAGTACAATTTTAGAACATTGGCGAGTCTGTTTGATGACGATCAGCAATATGATTATGTTTATGAATTTAGCGACCCAGCCACGGAAGCAGCTCAAAGAACAGTAGAAGGAATTAGAAAGTCTGTTATAGGTTTCACGTTTCTTGATACTGTTGATACGTTGAGTTCTTTAAAGGAAGGTTTGTATGAAAACAATACCGTTGTCATTGATCCAATAACAAAAACGTTTACCGAAGTTAGTTTTAATTATGCAAGAGATTTCTACAGCATTCCACATATACAAGGTGGTGGTAAGCCAACAATAAGAACAACAGTAGACAACGTTCTTGGTAGGAATGCTGGTGGTCCGTCCCACAATAGACTGATCTGCGATAACTTAAACATAATTAATCGAAACCGAACGTTTGACAATAGAATTAATCCTGATAATGATCCACAAACTTATTTTTCCACAGAAAGATATAAGCACGTGACAAATTCCATTGTACAACAAGCATCAATAAAACAACATGGAATTGCAATAACAGTTCCATCAAATCTTAATATCGTTCCTGGTAATATTGTAACAATAAAAATACCAACGAACCATGAATACTCGACATACATAAAACACTATGGAAACGATGCAAAGTTTCTTGTAACAGCGGTTAGTAATAGGTTGACTAGAAACGGTGATTATGTCACAAACTTGGAGTGTGTTAAAGAATCATTTGGTAAAGATGTCAGTGGTAATCCAGTGTTTACAACAAACGACGAGATTGTCACAACATTTAGAAATTTGATTTCAGAAGGA